GATAAGATGATTGAGAAGGAAGAGTTTGACGAAGAAGTCAAAGCAGTTCTACGGATTGTTTCCCAACGCTACTGGGATGTATACAGCCTTCGCCTCTTGAAGGATTTCTCAAACCTTGAAGTAAAGTAATGAACTCCATCACAGTTCCATTGGAGGGAACATTGTCATCTGTGACATTTTATCCAGATGACACGATCGAGACAGTCTCGCGTTGGATTGCTCTCCAGTTAGAATCTCATCCAGCTCGTCTATTTATTGAAGTCATGACGACATTGCCATCTGATTATTATTCTTCAAACCCTATGCGATGGACAGAGCTGTTCTATCGTTTGTCCTACAAGGATGATGTGATCAATACAGATGCTCTTCGCACATATCTAGAGTATCGTCGTCCTAGAGCTGGAGTCGCTATTCGTGAAATCACAAAGGAAGAATGGGAAAGCCACGAAGGTGATTTAAAAAATCTTTTTTCATCAGAAGAAGACATTCAAGAGTTGCGTATTCTTGGTGTTCCTGTAGAGAATTCGCTTGTATTGCCGATTCCTCCTCGAGACATTGGTGTTCCAGCTGCTCGTATTCCAATTCCGGTTGCTCAACGTATGTATGAAGCGATACATCCTTATCCAATTACAAGCATACGTGCTACTGTTCTTCCATCCGATGCGTCTGAGAAGGTCAAGTTGTTGTATTATCCTCTCTTTGTTGTAGATACTCCTCCAAATATAGAATCTATTCGTGAGTTTTTAGAGAAAAGTCAGACTTCGCTGAAGAATCTACTCGCATTACCTGCCCCTAAACAATCTTCAACAAGTATTGTTCGTGCTAGATGGTATATACCGTTGATCGATACACAAATCCAAGCAGTTGAAAATCGGTTTGAGCAAATGTTCTATGGCTTAACATTATCAAAAGACACACCGTATATTGGATATAGCGTCTCGAGATCAGAAGTAATCCGAAGCAAGTTCTACGTTGAAAATCCAAAGAATAAAGTTCCTTGGTTGAAGGAAGAACTTGTTCGAAGTTGGTATATCCGAACACAACCTCAGCGGAGAAAACCAACACTGCTGTTGTATCGTGGAAAGAACCGCACTGAATTTGATCGGATTTTAATCACAGATACCGATATCGTCTTACAAGCCGAACGTAGTCCAAATTCAAAGAAGACTCTTGATGAACTCAGAACGGAATTATCAAAATGGTTGGAATCCTTAGATTCAATTCTTCCGTTTCTAGATCCAGCAGATCTCCAACCATCACGATGGGAATTATCGGATATGTCTTTACATGCAACCTATGAAAAGGATATTGAAGCATTTGATCTTCGGAAATTACCATGTCTTCGGTTTTTGTTTAATTTTCAAGAAGGTCAATTCAGATTGTTACGAGCAGATGTAGAAGCTTTCTCCGCAGATAAGTTACAGGCATATCAACTTTTTCAACAGGATCCTATGGTTGATAAACAAACACTTATAGAAGTATTGGGTATTTCCGCAGAACGTGCGGAAGAGTTGTTGGAGGAATTGCGTTCCCCAGATCAAGAAATCAACTTGGATAAGGCATTGAAAGTATATCCTACATTTGAGTTTACAGAACGTGATGTAAACATTCGATTTGTAACCAACCCAGAACGGACCCTTGGTTATGTAAATTTATTGAGGTATGTATTGACTCAAAATACAAAAGAAATCCGAGACGTATGTGATATTCCTCCGGATGATATTCCTGCCCGACAAGGAGGTGTTCACAAAGGGGGAAATGAAGATGACGAAGAAGATCTATTAGACTTTGGCGATGATGAAGAAGAGCCTGCTAAATCAGTTGTATCGGAAGAAAAGACCCGCGATGAAGCTGGACCAGAAACCTATATGTATCCAGTTTCTATGAAACTCAAAGGAAATTATAACTATTTCAATCGCAGGCTTGAACAGTTTGATCCTGAGACATTTGATCAATCGTTCTATACAAAAGAGTGCGATAAACCTCGTCAAGCAGTTGTATTAACCTCTGTCGATAAAGAAAGAATTCGTTCAACGGTTGGAGAAGACTATACATACGAAAATACATCTGCTCAGGAGAAATTGGAATTGTTTGATCCAGATGGAACTGTAATTTGCCCTCCCTATTGGTGTATGCGTGATGAAATACCTCTTCGCGAAGATCAGCTCGTAGAAAAAGATGGTCAGCTTGCATGTCCGGTTTGTAAAGGAAAGGTTATAACAGAAAGTGTCAGTGGAAATCCACTTGAGTTTACAGTTATTCGTAGAGACACTGCCACTAAATATCCTGGTTACTTGAAACGTGAATCTACAATTAACAAGCGGAAGATACCATGCTGTTATAAAAGTCCATTGTCGGAACCAAAAGTAGTATCCCTAAAAGAAGATGATACATATATTCTTCGTGAAACTGTAACTCCTGTTCCTCCTTTGCGTTGGGCATATGTATCCGACGAACTCGCAGCAAAACTACATATGAAACTTCGATACAATGAAACGGTAGATGATAAAAACTATCTGATGTTTGGAAAAGAAGATCTTTTTCGCATTGGTCTTGGACGTCCTTCAAAGACCTTACCAATCCTATTCAAACAGGACAAGAAAACAATTCCTCGCCCTCGAGATGCAAAGGAAAACGTATTACGCTGTTCCTTCTTTCGAACACGCCGTTCTCTTGGAGACGGTGGAAATACAATTGAACAATTATTAGATAGCGTGGATACAGACTTTCAAACTGGAACACTTTCATTCCTAGAAGAACTAGAATATACAACATCCTTTTTGAAATGCGAGGTTATGCGCGTAGATAGTAAGTCTGGAGATATGTTGTGTGGATTTTGGAGAGATGTAGTTGGAGGAGATCGGTTTATTCTTCTTGTGGTGGACACAGAAGTTATCGGATTTGTCAAACGTGAACGCGTTGGCACTGGAAAGGGAGCATATCGGACTCTTTACCAAATTGATGTTCGAAAGTTTGAGTCTGCTTCTTATTTAACGACACAACATGAACAGTCCTGTGTGTCTGGGATTCCTACTGTAGATGATGCGATCCAGGTTGTGCGTGAAATTGGTGCGAAAGTATACGAAGTTTTGATGGATCCATTTGATCGTATTCAGGCGATTCTGGTTCCTGGTGTTGTTATGCTTCCTGTATCACCAACATCTCGGAAACTATTTGAAGGAGTTAAAATTCACAAAGGGTTTTCAGATCTCACAAAAGATGATCTTCCTACTCGAGAATCAGTCTACAATCTTTTGAACAAGGATATACACAAAGGATTTCGTCCCATCAAAGATCATTCAAATACATCGGGGGAGATTGTTGAAGTCGAACTAGAATCCGGATTTCGTATTCCAATTAAACCGGAAGCAGCACCAATTCGGAAACTACCTAGCGAAGTTACAGAAACAGTAAAAACCGCAACAGAAGAAACACTTGTATCTGGAAACCCAAATGAAGAAGATATCAAGACAGCGCAACAGATTTCATATGAAAGTGAAATGTATGAATTTTTATTGTTTTCTTTATCTCGCGATATTCAGTTGGACTTAGAAGGTGAGATTCTAAATGCATCCTATCAGGAACTTCGGACAGCAATTGAAAGTCGCAGTAGTCAATTGTATAAAATTCTTGAAAAGTGGTTTGAGAAAGAATCATACAAGGACACGATAGAAAGTCCTACATCATTCATAAATAAAATTCGGAAACCATGTGGGCAATTCAAAGCAAAAGACGCTTGTAACAAGTCAACTTTATGCGGATGGCATAAAAATGACTGTCGCATTCGGATTCGTCCAACTTTAGATGCGAAGGCACTTGTTCGTAGATTAGCAAAGGCATTGTATACCAACGACAAACAGCGTTCGTTGGTATTAGACGCACGGTTGTCTCCTTTCTTTAGCACGGTCCTATATTTGGAAATGCCAAATGAACTCTTTACAACTTCCGTCTAGTGACACGACGTGACTTACGCCCACGCTTTTTATACCTTGTTTTGCGGCGTCCTCCGAGAGGAAGCTCTACATATTTGTTTGTATCAAACCGCTTCACTGCAGAAGGATCTGAACTAGACACTTCTTCTCCAGCTGAATTCAGATACACGATTTTACCACCTTTCTTCATTCTTATCTTTAATTGGTAAAATACTTAGAATTTAAGCCTTCAAGAAGTGGACCTTGAGATACTTCTGGAGGTTGAGGTAGGTGACCTCAGTCTTATCATCCACGCGGAGGAGCTTGGCAAGAGCAGCGTTAGGGATGATGCGGCGCTTGAAGGATGGGTCAAAGCAGTTGTGGGACTTCACATACTCGGAGACAAACTTAGTGACCTGAGTCTGGGAGCGCTTGGAGCCGGATGCGATACCCATGAACGAGCACAACTCAGGGGAGAGGGGCTTCTCCTTGAGGAATGCATTGTTAGCACGACGGGCCTCCCAAGCTGCGCGCTGCTCTGGGGTCATCTGCTCTGGGGAGATCTTGCGCTTCTTCTTGGAATCGCGCTGCTCCTTCTTGGCAACCTTGGCTGCCTCCTGGGTAGCCTTCACTGCCTCGCGCACCTTGGTGGTGAACTCAGTGGAGAGGGCCTTGAGCTGCTCGGTCAAGGAAGCAAGCAATGCCTCGGAGGACTGGGTGGTAGTAGCAGCAACAACGGCAGGAGTAGCGGTGGTTGGGACGACAATCTCGGCCTTGGCTGGAGTCTCCTTCTTAGGAGCCTTGGTAGCCTTCTTTGCAGGTGCGGCAGCAGGAGCAGGGGCGGGTGCGGGGGGAGCAGACTTGGCGGCGGTCTTCTTATCAGCAGGCATCGTGTTTGACTTAACAGCAGAAGTTGAGGCGGGCATTTCTAACGCGTTGGTATACTCCTTACCTGCGGCGGGTATGTAAATTGGTTTTTCTGCGACGAGTTCCGCGTTTGTGTCTACGACGGGTCCGTCCTGCCTTCATGGCAGCGACCGTCTCTGCAGATTCTGCTTCTTCCTTCGCTTCTGCTTCCCGTGCCTTTGAACGTTCAACCCTTGCACGCAAGTTTGCAGCACGCTCAGATGGCATTGCTTGTCCTCTGGGACCAGTGACTCCAGCAGGATTTAAAAACTCGCCTATCTTTCCACGAATATCTCGATTTGTGATAGGATTACTAGAAGGGGCAAACAAGGATGTTTGGGTCAGACCAAGACCTTCCTTTTTACTAAAATCATTACATTCCCGCCTGATAATTGTAAAAATATAATCCATAATCTGATCTGTCAAACCTGGTGTCGTTTGCCAATCATTTTCAGGGTTCCAGTTTGGATTTCGAATGATTCGGGTCAGCTGCATATTCGCAAGCGCTCGATCCGATGAATATTCGGATGCCGACATACGTCCCGTATTGATTGAAAAATTCACAAAAACCCTTTCCGGTATAGCAGGAAGATGAGTATGCCGAATCGCTAAACGAATGCTATATCCTGTTGTTGGTCCAGGCCTATACGTATTGTCATCAGATCGAACAATAGGCAAATGGCGTAATAAACATTCATATTTTTCACGAGGAATCTCCAACGTTCCATTTCCTACCATAGTTAACTGTAATAATCCCCAGATATCATCCGGTATTCTATATCCATATCCCACATCTCCATCTAAGATAGGCGATTCCGTCTCTCTTGTAATAAATCGCAATGCAGCCGCCATTTTATTTTACTTTATATTTTTTCAAATTAGAGATCACTTATTTATGAGAAATTCATGACCTTTCTACGTGTTGTACGTTTCTTCTTTTGACGACGAGATTTCTTACGACCACCTACTCCCATCTTTTTCATTCCTTCTACAAGTTCATTCATAGATGAATCTTCCTTGGGTTTACGAATCGGAACTGGAGCGGGTTCTTGGAAGGGAGCTTCTGGTTGTCTCATCATTGAAATTCCAGGTTTAACACACTGTCTGATTGCGTGCTCGTAAGTATCTAATCTAGACTTTATAACATTCTTTATATCTTCTCCACGTTCCTTCTCCTGAAGAGATACTTCCACTTCACCTAGATCTACTTCAATCGTGGGAACTCCATCATACCCTAACAGAAACGATTGTCTGGCTGATTTCTCGTATTTGGGGGAGAATTCAAAAATATAGACAGTTCCCTGACCTTTGAACTCTGTTTTCTTAACCCGAACAGCAGTAGCTCCAGAATCTTGAAGTTTCTTTACGATACAATCAATCATATTCGGTTTGATTGACCATTTGTTGTTCTCCATATCCTGAAACGAAATTCCAAGACTGCTTATTGAAATATTTGTAAGTTTTCGTTCGAGATAATCTTCGGTGTCTACCATTAGTTTTTACTGAGAAATTCGGGAGCCTGTCTGCGAGTGTATTTGACGATATTCCTTACCTTCACCTTGTTTTCGATGTAATACGTTCTATAAGCATCGACTGGATCATCGCGCTTGTATTCCATAGGCATTGCTAGCGCAAATGACGTCATTGGTAGATAAGGAATTCCGAGTGGAAGATTTTTACATAACCAGATGATATGACGTTCTGTTTTATGAACCTTATGTTCACCATACCGATATTGATATTCGCGACACAACCAGAATCCAAGTTCAGCAAGCCACATATAATTAGACGCACTCTGACGAACCCAGATTGCGCAAGGGTGGTTGACATGCGTCTTTTTGTAAGCACCATCAGGAAGAGGACCTCCTGCTACATGATGGGCAGAATACAAGAGTTGAGCAGTTTCAAGGATCATTTTGACAACATGTTTATCGCAATGAGCCTGTGCGGCTAACCGAGGGATAAGATTCAATACGAAGATGTTCATGACACACACATCGACCAAACTAGAATTAAAATGTTTCCGTTTTCATATCTATTTAAATTATAAAATATGGACTCACAAGAAAGTTTGAAAAAACGTCTTGGAGAACTCGAGACACAAGGTGGCCCTGTTACAGATGAATATGCAACCCTTGTGAATAATCTTTCATATTCTATTTTAGAACAGTTACGTGCGTCAACGACGGCGCAACGTGCGGCGGCGCGTTCCTCCATATCTAGAAATAATCGGCGGACCCGTCGCACGCGTAAATCGAAGCTCAGGAAATGAATCTGCCATATGATCTATTTCCTCTGCAGGAAGAAGGTTCTTTGGATCTCCAGAATAAATAGTTGGTTCCACAAAAAAACCAGTTGTTTTATCAATCTGAGCTTTATAAGTTTTCCCATCATTAGTAAATCCTTCCGAGGAAGTTAATTTCTGGATGTATGTTTCCAGATTCGAATCATTTTTTATGATATTATATGGGACGTAAACATTTGCTTCGGTAGAAATAGTTCCAGTAGGCAGAGTATATGTTATTGTTTTACGTCTACCATCCAATGGATAAAGTTGAATTTCAGGAATAGATGTTACATAATCATCTTTGTAAAGGGAAATATACTTATTAATAAATTTACTAACATGAACCCGGTTATGTTGTATTGATTCTATCAATGAACGAGTATCTCCTTCATTTATTGAAATTATTCCAGTTATATCCGGATTTTCTAACAAAAACTTTTTGGTGAAACATATATCATAATGATGACCCACAAGTTTACATCCATAAGGTTGAATAGCTCCACATGAAGTAAGTGCAATTTTTCGTAATGCACTGATTTGCGTAATTGGTTTTATAAAAACAGCTATCTGAACATCTTTTACTAAAATATAAGTAATAATTTTATCATATTTTTTAATAATATCACTCGCAAACGGAAATGGATAGAAATATACATTATATTGTTCGCTTAAACAAAAAGCATTATTTATAACATCAGTTGGTGTTTTTATTTGATTTCGTAAACCGAATAAATCAGCTTTAAGTTGATACGGGCCCTGAATTCCACGAAATAATAGCGTTCCTTTTGGAAGTGTGGTGTAATAAACAGGATACGCTGCTTCCCCTGTTCCATTTTTAAAATCGTAGCTAGGAGAAAACATTCTCACAGACATATCTTGATAAGATGGTAGCTCAGGTGGTATGTTTGGTTTAATATGCGACATAGGTTCTATTGGTGGAGGAATCGATGTTTCAAATTGAGAAGCTTGTTGTTCTAAAGAAAGAATAGAATCCCAAAAATCTTTCATAAATGGTTCTAAATTTTTTGAAACAAATTCTCTTGTTATATCTACTGTAATATGTTCATTAATAGGTCTAAAAAATAGAAAAAGTTTAGACTTTTGTAGATCCTTCTTTACTAAAACAAATCCAAAGACTACTTTGGTATCGTTTTTTAAAAAATAAACCAAATAATCGAATTGATAATCTTTTTTACCAAAATCACTTGAATGTGTATGCGACGTTCCATATTTTTCGAACTTATCATCATGCAATACGTCAGAAAGAAAAAATCTAAATGCTCTATATCCATTAGCCAATTCTTGGAGTTTATTATAAAAATCTGGTTGTATTTGATAAACAACAGCATTTGAATGTAAATGTGATTGATCTTTAAGCTCAGTCCATGGTACTTCACCGGCAATTATTTTTGATAATTCAAAAGAAGAAGATTGAACAATTGGACCTGCTCCAGCTGCTTCTTCCGCTGCATTTGCGGCTCCTGGTGGTGCCGAACTTGGAATAGCACTAGCGCTCATTTAGTTATGATATATTAATTAATTTTTAACACCGATACATTGCAGACAATATCGTGAATGCAAGTGTATACGGATCTTTTGGTGTGACAAGTGAAATCATCAGCACATAGGATGCTTGAACTAAATATTGAGACGGAGAACTTGTATGTGCAAGTGATAGAGCATGAGTTACAAACTTCCGTGTACTTGCTCGAACTCTCCCATGAGAAATTGTAACATCTATATCTTCATTAATCATGCGAAATATATCCACGAATTGTCGTTTTGTAAGACGTGAAAACCAAGACCAATCAATATCACCAAAGCCGTTGTCATGAAACACTTGACTAATAATTCGCCATCGTCCTTCCATTCGTTCAATTGGGTTTGGGGATTCAGGTGGAAGTTCACACCGATGTCTACGATTATAAGCCCAGATCGCGCGTAGTCGTTTTCGAGTCTCTGTTGTAAGAGGAACTTTTGTATATGGGTTCGTAGGTTCCTGGTTTCGGAGACACCAGCGCCATAACGTTGGAAAGGAAAACCACCAAATCTTTCCAGATTCTTCAAATGCAAAATAGGTAAATGGGTCTTCTTTGGAAGATTCCTGACATGTGTCCAAATCATCATCGTTCGCAAGATTAGACCGACACAATACCCCAGGTCCTGCGAGAGCTAACCGCGACCGAACAAGCCATCCACGAATCAACGCTTGCACTTTGACAAGGTTTACACTTTTTTCCCGATTTGCATCCACCCACAATACAACGTGTTTACTACGCGCATGACGTCCACATAATTCATGTCCATTCAAGGCACGTGCCGGACACTGGTCCATACACCCCCTTCGTCTCACCGACGCACACAGAGTCGGCATTTGTTTGTAATCTACTTGGTTTCTGAAACTCATAAAGTTCCGGCGAAAACGAATTTACGTCTTAGAAGATAGACTGTAGTATACCTCAACCAATATGTCCGTCAATGCTATCGTTTCTGTCTCTACTCTCGATATTAACAAGGTTTCCTTTGGCGATATCCGCATGAACAAGGCGGGTGGCAAGACTGTTCCCGTCAAGTATAACGGCCAAAATCTTCAGATCCGCATTCCTAAGATGGTCTACCCAATGGGCATTGCCATTCGTGAAACTGAGAACGGTTCTACCTACCAGATGCTCGCAACTTTGAAGGGTTGTGATCCCTATGCTCGTGAGCGTGCTGGACCCGAGACAGGGGAGCTTGGAATTCTCTACAACTTCCTCACAGACTTCCAAGATAAGTTGTTGGAAGCTGCGACTGCCAGCAGCGGTAAGTGGTTTGGAAAGTCTCGCACTCGCGACGTGTTGGCTGCATTGATGAAGCAGTCTATCAGTCCAAGTGTTGAGAAGGTGAATGGAGAGTGGGTTCCTAGTGGTAAGTATCCTCCTAGCTTCCGTATGAAGGTCCCAGTTTATGATGGAACAGTCTCTATGGATGTGACCGATCAGAATGGAAAGCAGCTTCAGGTTGACACGGAGAACATTGGATCTGTGTTTCCTAAGCGTGTAGAGGCAAGCTTGGTAGTTGCTCCTAGTGTATACGTGTCTGGTCAGGGATTCGGTGTAACCTGGCGTATCACGTATGCTCGGGTGTCACCTCCTCAACGGTTGACGGCTGCTCAGGTGTTTGCAGATGAGATTGAGGAAGAGACTCGTGCTCCTCCTGCCGAGGTGGAGGAATCTGCCCCTGTCCAACAGGAGACAATTGAGCAACAGGAGGTAGAGATTCCAGTCGCTCCTGCTCCTGCTCCTGCTCCAGCTCCTGCTCCAAAGCCCGCGGCAAATCGTCGCCGGGTAGCTGCAGCCTAGACCAAATAGAAGAACCAAGTGGTGGAGTATAGACGATAAAATCATCGTCAACAAAAAATATTTTTGTTTTGTCTGGGAAATCAAGCGGTGTAGATGTCATCGCACACGTGGAAATCTGTTGAAACGATTTCCGTCCACACTTTGAACATGTGTAAACAACAGGCATTTTTTGAAGCATCGCAGGTGTTACAATTCGGAGAGGACCATAAAGACAATGTTCAAGGAAGGATTCTGTTGTTGTCCATCCCTCGTTTAAGAAGCGTTCAAATGGACGCCGAGGAATGTGTGACCAAAGATCTCCAGAGTCAGTCCATTCATCTTCTTGAAGAAGAGTTCCAAACGGGGTATCTCGAAACCATAACACGCGAAAATCTGCTTGATCATGAAGGGTATGCTCACTACATCCGACTCGCCTAGTATCCTCATCATACAACCAATATACACGTGCATGAGTATAGGTAGGATCCTGTGAGCCACGGTAGACATTCCTACCATCCATCGTCCATAAATCTGAAATTACATCGATATCCGATTCAGTAATGTCTTCTGAGATATCGGTGTATACAAAACTAGGATTGAGAAGAGAGAACATTGATGATACGCAAGAATCCTCTTATGTATCACCAACGCAATTCTTGAGTGTATACAAATGCCAAGGCACACAACTCGTCGTCAAAAGAAGATGCGTGGTGGAGAACGTGGTGAACTTTTGATGACATGGACTGTCAACGATCAACCAATGGATGGACCGGATGTATTTGAAACATTTATTGAAGCTGAAGACACGCAAGACGCAGAAATCGTTGAGGAGATTAAAGAGCAAATTGCGCAACACGTGAAAGACGCAGGGTATACCTCGGCAAAGGTTGAAAACACCTTTCAACTCGTAGATGTTGAGCACTCGGGAGTTCCTCCAGCAGTGCCTGACCTTGTTTCGGACACAGGCGCAGAGACAGACCCTCCCGTTTTCTTTTCTGTGAAGTTCAAGTATTCTTCACGTATGGCTGGTGGCAAGAAGCGCCGCACCAAGAAGACGAAGGGACGTCGCCAACATTAATCAAATTTAACCAGAACTGGAATTTTCACATGACACACTGATTTGGTCGCAGAGCGAGAAAGTTCATGGCGTTTACGGCGGCCATTTTCCGATGGTTGAATCGTAGTTGAACACGCATCCATATCGGCTTGAACTGCTTCTAGATTTGCTTCCAAGTAATCCAAAACCTCATCGTCCAACACCCAGTGAAAGAAATTAAGTTGACCAACTGTGGTATCCATTCCAAGAAACTTAATCTTCTTCCAGCGACAGAAGGGGTCAAACATCTTTTTGCTGTAGGCACGCAAGTTCGCCTTGTAGCGCAGGTAGATGTTTACATCCCGACCTGTCTTCGTCAAATACGCAATGTTATGCTTCTTCGCATAATTGGTTACAAGCCAATCCAATAGACGTAAACTGATGTTGGAATTCGCAGTCACAATATTCCGCACACGAGAGAGAACAGTTTCATCGCTATAAAAAGTTGCGAGTCGTTGGAGAACGAGGTCTTCTTTGCTTCTTACAATGTCCATGCTTACGTTCAGCATTTTAAGCGAAAATGGGTTTGTTTGATTAATGGAGATAAAGAAACTTCCCGATGATTTTTGGACCGTAGACATTGATGTAGATCCACTTGCACAAGACCCAGACGTAGGAGCAGACCTCAAACAGATTGAAGCCCATCAAACTGAACTGGGAGGAATTGTGGAACAAATGTGGAAAGATATGGCATGTGAAACCAAACTTCTAGAAGGAACTGAAATTGCCGAACGTGAACAACTTCATGTTCCTACTGTCTCAGCAAAGGAAGAGGAAGAATGGATACGAACTAAGCAAGAAGCAGAAACACAAGTCTTAAAGAAATGGAATGCGAATCGTGGCGAGCTTCAAAAACGTATAGAAGAACTTTCAACCAAACAAGAGACTAAAGAGTAATGGAAGATGCTCTCTCATCGTGGCTTCTTGAGAATCGCCCCTACACTCATCTCCACACTCGTGTCAAGCAGTTCCTACGTTATTGCCAAACATTACAACCCGAACTTTCTTATGGAACTCTCAAACGAACCGTTGTTCCCCTCGTGGACAAACTCCTCCAAGGAGAAGTCGGGCGTCTCTGGAACAGGGACAGGTGTTTCGAACGAGTCATTCGACTCTACGGTGAAAACGATCAGCGCACTGCTGCGTGGCATACCAAGCGCGGAGAGATGATTACCGCTTCTGAAGTCTATAAGATTTTTGGATCCGAAGATGCCCGTAGAGAAGTGATGTTGAAAAAGTTAGAAACACCCGAACAAACACAATCCTACAATCCAATTCCCGCTCTTCTTTGGGGAACACGGTTTGAACCGGTTGCTAAAAAGATCTATGAAGAGCGGACCAAGTGTAACATCATCGATGTTTCTTGCGCACAGCATCCTGTCTATCCGTTCTTAGGCGCATCTCCAGATGGACTTATTGTTCCGTTAGATGATACAGATCCTCGGAGATATGGACGTCTAGTTGAATTTAAATGTCCAATCAGTCGTGCTGAAAAACCCGAAATCCCCATTGCGTATCTTCACCAAATGCAGATGCAGATGGAGTGCACTGGAATTGACGAATGCGAATATGTAGAGTTCCGGTTTCGTCAGGTTGTCTTTAATGAGTGGATTAAGAGCACAGATACAAAGGGATGTTTTGGGGTCTACGATGATGGACGTGTTGTATACGATATTGAAGGTGTTCCGGAAGACTGTCAGATTGTTTATTGGATTCTGAGCTCTATGAAAGAAGACTTTGTTGCGAAAGATCCGAACTGGTTGTCAGATCACATTGATCAATTACAATCCTTTTGGACAGAAGTTCTCGAGCACCGCTTAAAGGGAACGCGTCCTTCTGAGAAGAAAATACCTAGTTTGGATTTGTAACAATGATATGTTGTTCTGTGGGAATTAGAGTTGAATCTTCGATAGGAATGATTTCCCTCGATTCCAGTTTGTTTTTCAGAAAGGTCCGTATAACTGGAAAATCATAATCATCAAATACTATTGGGCATCCCTTCCGGATCAACCGCGTGGATTCCCTGTAGTCGCTAGTAAGTTCGGGTAGTTCGTGTCCGCCATCTACATGAATAAGATCAAAAGATCCTTCATACCGCGGCATCGTCTCTTTCGAATCTCCATAAAGAATCTGAATAGATGTATCTGGATACACAGACCGAATATAGTCTACACATGGCCGTGTGTATTTGTGGCTACCTATATCAAATAATACATAGTTTGCAGTAGGATTGACCTCCAACATAAGAAGTAAACTGTGTCCAGCATTGACTCCAATTTCGCATATATTTGTTTTCTCTTTCGCAAGCGTTTGTAGATTTTTGATCTTAGCTTGATTTCGTTCTATGACGAGATTATCGGGATGAATATCACAGATTAAATTTCCTTCTAATGTTTCTCCAATTTCTATCAGAATTCGGCGGATCTCTGTTAGATGTGAGTTCATTTACAATTCGTTCAAAAAAGATTTATTATAAACTAACACGCTTACAATTCTAAATGCAGAATGTTCACGTAATCTATATTAACTTGGATAGGCGCACAGACAGGCGTCGCGAATTTGAAGCGGAATGTGAACGAATGGGCATCACAGCAGAACGATTTTCTGCAGTGACGCATCCCGAACCCGGGATCGGATGCACGCGATCGCACCTCGAAGTCTTACGCTATGCAAAGCGCCAAGGGTATCCCCATGTCGCAATTTTTGAGGATGATTTTTGCTTTCTCGTCTCGCGAGAAGAGTTGGAAAGAGTGGTAACTGCATTCCCAGACGATTATGACGTTGTCATGTTCGATCGGTATATGATCCAACAAGAACCTTACAACGACATGTTTGATCGGGTCCTAGAAGCACAATCGGCTGCAGGATACGTTGTGCATTCTCGCATGTATGATCGCTTAATTGAAACACTCGAAGAAGCAGTTGTTCTTTACGAGGCAAACCCACACTGTCACTGGTTATACATTAACGATCAATACTGGAAACGTCTTCAGCCCGTATCAAGATGGTATGTGTCTCGTCTCCAAATTGGACGGCAGCGTCCTGGGTTTAGTGATCTCAAAGGCCGAGACCTTGAAAATATCTACTGATTATTTGGTTCTCCACGAATGGGATTCCGTATAGAGTGGAGTCTCTACAGGAGAGATACCTTCTCCACGCTTGATTCCATAAAAATACAAATCCTTGTTTTCGGGACTGTAATAGGCATCCCAGGATACAAATACATCCTCAAGATCAACAGCCTCTCGCACGTCGGTAATCGTCAAATTCTTGTAATGATCCATCCATCCCTCGACGTTTCCAATGACTCCATAGGAATCGCCGGGGTTGAGTCGGCGAGTTCCGTGTTCGTTGCGCCCAGTAGATGCACACGTGAAACAAAAGAGACCTCCAGGCTTTAGCATGGTGACAATCTTCTGAAGAGACTCCTTCCATTCTGGATCGTGCTCAAAACACTCGGTGCTCACAATAGTATCAAATGTATTGACATCAAAGGGAAGAGCAGATGTCTTACAAACAATTGTGACATTCACCGCTGCGTATACATCATTCCCCGTATAGTCGCAGTCAAAGAAGAGATTGCGATTGTTTCCGTTGATGTCACCAGATCCAACATCGAGAACACGCTTCCGAGTAAACGCATCCGGAAATCTGGACCTACAAAACCACATGAAACGATTTGCCTGATCGTGCATATTTTCATTGTGGGATCGCTAAGAGTAAATCGTTATGATCCGCAGGATACACATGAAAGAACTCATCCATACGACTCCACATGTTAACCTCCCATGTAAGTTTAGGTAAGAAAGATCGTGCCAGTTTCATCTGATGAGCATAAGCAGGTTCCCAGAGATCACGGTATCCAAGCACAAAGGACCCACAAAACCTCCAGCACACAGAATCTAGATCATATGTCCCTGCAGGCCAACAACCAGGAGCAATCAATCTATCCTTAGGATATGTTCGTTGTGCTATGTTTCGAAGAGCTTCTTGAGCACGAGGTTTATCATCCATCATATGAAAAACACCAAAGTCAATCCATGCTAGATAAGGTGTAGAACAATGGGGAGCTGCTCTCGCAACTAAATCCAATTTCATAGCTTGGATACACATGTAGTCAACCGTATCCTTTTCTGGATTGCGATTGCTTGGTAATTCGGGGGTATCTGGAAGCCAATCCGTTTGAATCTGGATCCGTTGGCATCCCGGAATATCCCAATCACATTGTTCGTCGAGGTATACATACATCGGCACTCCTGCCTCGGCAAGATACTGAAATTGACGCTTGTATACGTCTGCGGGTCGTGCTAGTTTTCCATCGCGAGGAAGGATGAAAGCAGTGACAAACGTCACGTTCATTTTCATATACCCTTCGGACCTCATCTAAACGATGCAGTGGGTCATTACAAAAACCTCCTGCGATGGAATCGGAAACGTAATGAAAGGATTTCTCAGTGCATTCAGTGTGTATCCGAATTCAAAGATTGAGTGTAATCCAGATTATTCACTGGGTCATTACGATACAGTTCTCGCACCCAGACACATCTACACAGGTGGACCACGTGAAGATTTTTATACATGTCGGTTACTAGTTCTCCGTTCTGAACAAGAAGATCAACAACCAATTGAAACTGAGTTTCAGTATACAAACGGATGCGGAAACCCTCGTCTGAACCATAACTTCTCCATGACCAAACTGATTGATTGGAATTATGATCCGATACGCATTCACCCTCGGATTCGGCATCGGTTTCTTTCCGCCATAGACCGAATCCAGTTTCAACCGTATATTTTGGAACAAGTTCGTTCTTACACAAATGAGTTTCCTCCCGGGCGTATTCTTGGAGTTTCTGTGCGAACATGGACTGCTCCCCATGAACGTGAAGTGAACAGACCCTATTCGTTTGAAGTGTATATGGATGCGATTCGTTCGCAATTAGACAATGTTTCTGCAGTTGTTCTATCCACAGACAATCCAGACGTGCTTCCCGATTATCTTACGGCTCTTTCTCATGTTCCTGTGATTGTGTTAACACCCACAGCATCCGAGAATCCAACTCAAACTGCGTTTATTAAAATGCTTGTATTGGCTCACTGTGATGTATGTATTGGAAACCGAATCAGCACGTTTACTGAACTTGTATTTTGGTTCAGCCGTCATCGCACAAAAATTATCCCTGTTTTTTGAAATGGCATACAAATCGTGACCACTTGGAAACAGGCGCAAACTTCGCATTCCATTCATCTATACTATACCGATCTCCCATACTCCTGTTACAGCGAGCACAAATTGGAAATAAATTATCAAGTGTAGTCTTACCACCTTTGCTTTCAGGGATGTTATGACCGCACTCAAAGTCAAATACGGTGATTCGATTTTTACACCATTTTACCCGACATTTTCCATCGAACTTGTGACCCATACGTGTAATCCAAACTTGTTCGGCAAGTGCTTTCGGTATCTTCTTTTTCCGGTATAGTTCAGGAGGGAGATCGCGAAATAGATTCGCTTGCATTTAGATGATTACTGAACATAGGCTTTATACTGATTTACTTGAAAGGGGGTTTCAAACCCAGACACTGGTCCCATTGACGCAGGAGCATACGACATGTGATTTGTTTGTTGTGCGTAGGAAGAGGTCTCTGTTGCGACTGTTCGATCAACTTGCCGTTTGTCTAAAAACTCGGGTTGAAAGCGTTCGCGCATCCCATACAAAACAAGTGCCAAAACTGCCAACGCAACAACAAGATACACAGTTGGATTCATTGTGTTGATGCACGAAAAAACGAACTGCTTTCTGTCTAGGAGATAGAACAAGTATGGAGGACCAAGCACTTACAATGCTCAAGAAGATTCTTACGCTTCATGGAGAAGAAGACATTGCTTTCACAGAGATGGCATTCCCAGAAGTTGTGGAAGAAGAAGGGGAAGAGGAAGGTGGTAAAAAGAAGAAGAAGAGTTCACCACCACCCTTCCTTCTCTATAAAACTGGATCTATTCGTGTGTTCTTTGCTCAGAAGAACAGAATGATCGGTGATCGGGAGATTCAAGAAGCCATGTCACGCGTGTCTGCTCCCGTCTCATTCTTCATTCTCTACTCGCCCCCTTCTCAGAGCGTGGTTCAACGAATTCGTTCGTTTGTAGCTCAAAAGCAACGAGTGTATATCTTCCATATTCATCAACTTCAGTTTGATATTACAACCCATCGCATGGCAGTTCCTCATCGGATCTTGACAGAGGACCAGCGGAGAGAGTTATTCGCAAAATATAAAATTACAAACCCGCGTGAACAGCTTCCTTGGATTGATTCTCAAGATGCAATGGCAAAATGGTATGGTGCTATGCCAGGAGATGTGCTTGAAATTACTCGGCACAGTGACACAGGGGGTGCGAGTCTCTATTGGCGCTACTGTGTAGTTGACGCAAATCTCAGCTAAAAGCAATGGATGTTCTAGAGAAACAGTATCGAGAACGGTTGAATGCATATGATAGGTTAATCGCTCAAACAATTCGTGATCCGAGTAAGATATCCTCTACACTTCCCCAAATTCAAGCAATCCAGACACAGATGAGTTCAATTGTGGATAAGATGATTGGTGAAGTAACACTCGCAAAACAAGGAGATCGTCTCGCACAACGTCGGAATGAGTTAATTGAACAACTTCAACGAATCCAACGCGATTATACTGATTTGCGGAATTCTTCAGATAAACTGGAAACCCTTCGCCGTATTCGTGCGTTTGAAGATCAGTCTTGGCAAGGAACGTTTCAAATGTATTTAATTGCATTCATTGTGTTTGTAGTGGTGGTAGCACTTGTATTAATTTTCAAGCGGATTCAAGCACCTGCCATCAATGCGATGACTCCAAGCAACCCAACTGCGATCACTCCTTTGACATAATATTCACTCCAGTCTTCGGGTTCAGGAGTTTGTTCTTGATCGCTTACACGTTTGACTGTTGTGTATTTATCTTGAAGGGACCGTCCATCTCTACGAATCTCCCGAAAACGCCGTTGTAGGGTGACCAGTTCAGGATTTGAAGACTGGTAATTGGTTACAAACCGATTAATGTAGTTTGCCCCCGTTGTAATCCGCTGACCGATGGAATTCAAATACAATTGGATCCATCGTTCTGCGTTTTCGTAAGCGATCTTGTATTCATTTTTTCCAGTGGCTCTATACTCAATATAATTGGTTCGATAGAGTTCCACCGCTTGTCCAAAGTCAGTAGGAGCAGACATTACTTCTTTGCTATAAACAAAATGCCCGTGTTTTCTTATTTTGAACCAAATACACCTCGGCATGCTACGTTGACCACGTCGGCAGGAGATCACACTCGTTATGTGCGTATGATGGCCACTGCTGCTCCCTATATCCAGAACGGGCAAGTTGTTGGTGCTCCTACATTGGGGTGGAAAAGCAATGAGATAAATGCTCAGGTTCGTCTGATTGCTCCTCTTTGGGGAAGTCTCAACTCTTTTATCCCGAATCGTAGATAAGGAGAATGGGCAACTCATGTCCGTCTGGTTTTGAAAGGGGTCCTGGATTTTCGTGTCACGCACAATGTCCTGGGAAATTCAAGTATTCAAGTGAACAACCTGTAGAAAGATGTATTTATGCACTGAACAATCAGTATTCCTTTAATCTTCGCACGCTTCCTCCTTTGCCACCAAGAGGACCGCAACCACCAGAGTATGCGGCAGAATTAACACGTGTGAAGGAAGAACACCGCCGTGTTCTCCAACAAATTCAAACGAATGCTCCTGCTCATCAGGCAATTTCTGTATACAAAGATGTCCGTGCTGAGTCTGTTCAGAAGTATGGTTCTCTCAGGTCGCAATACGCAAGTTACAACGCCGCAAGGGAAGCAGGAAATGCGATCGCAGCTGTCACTCAGACGTTGAAACCTATGCGCCCTCCAACAGCCCCAGCGGATGATATACAAAAAGAGAAACGTGCTCTTTCAGAATCATCTGCTCCTAACTTTTTATTGTTTCAGGTTGCTCTCGTCGTTCTCTTAATCTGTTTATTAATCTATCTGTTTGTTCCAGCCCAATACGCTCATGGTATTGTAGTGTTGGTGCTCTCTGTGGGGATTGCAGTCGGAATCTTTCTGACGAAGTGACAATGGGAAACTGTCCGTCAGGATTTCAATCCAATAGTGCAACTCCATTCACATGTGTAGTTGAATGTCCAAATGTGGATGGATTTGACCTTCGTGTGATCGGACAACAAGCAGTGTGTGCTTATCGTGAAAATCCAAGTATCAATGTTCCTTTGAAACCAGCTCCCGGAATTTACACTCCGGCTGGAAAAGCAACTCCTAGTTTGGAACAGCTAAAGACACAAGACCCCCGTAAATACCAAGTGTTTATGGATGCGAAGGCTGATTTTGAACAACGGTATCCTGTTATCAAAGCAACGTTAACACGCGATATTCAATTACGAGATGCGTTTCGTGAGCTTCAACAAGCAGAAAACTCACGGGATCGTTCTCCACAAGCATATCAGAATGCTCGCATTCGGTATTATACACTCCTTCGCGGAGATTCATGGTTAAATGAAGAACGAAACAGAATTGGACAGGCAGAAGCTATTCCAAAAATTGTTGGGTATCTTCAGACCTACAATGATATGACAAATCGTCTCGGACAACAGCAACGCACGTTAGACATTGTCCAAAGCGTAAAAGATCGGATTCTTTCTCTGAAAGACGATTTCGCGTATACAACCAATACATTTTCCAAACAAATGGGAGAATTGAAAAATCAAATTGAACTTGAGAAGAAGCGGTCTCAAGTGGAAAAACAGGAAGTTGTTTCCTGGGTGAACATTGGACTGAACATTCTCATTCTTCTGCTCGCGATTGTAGCAGTCATTATAGTCGCACGGAAGCTTTTGAAGTCACCAAAACCAGCACAGCAATCTGCTTATATAGTATCCTCTCGTAACAATTAATGGAGATACAGTGTCGTATCTGTTTAGATTCTAATAACCCTGAAACGATGAGAACACCATGTTTATGCCGAGGCACCTCTGCTCATATACACGAATCGTGTTTGCAGAGGTATTTCGAGTATTTTCCAGATAGACGATGTCGGGTCTGTCAGGTCGTAATGGGAGAACCTCCTTCTTCTATGATGATAGATATTGTATTGTTGGGAATGCTTATGGTGTGGCTAGTTGGTCTTTTGTTGTTAACGCCAATCACAGATCCATTAAAGGGTATGTATTTTGTGATGTTATGTTCAGTTCTTGGATTTTCCTATCTTCAAGAGAGTATTCGTGGATGGATGTGTCTGGGACTTTTGTTCTTATCTGCCGTGCTTACATTTCTCACACCTACCATAGCAGTTCAATTCATCGCAGTGATTGGTGTAATCTGGACGATTGGGCTTCTGTTGATCTATGTCCCACCCGATATAATGTTGTTGATCATGTGTATTCTCTTATCTGTAGCATATTCAGTGCTAACATTGATGTTCTTTGCGCTCAAACAAGATCCTTTGATGACTGCTTTTTTTATGCCAGTGATGGTTGTCATGTGGGTCTGCGTTCTACACGCTCGTCCTCCGGTGCGTATGTAAGGTAAGGATGGAGGTTACAGATCCTAGAACAGTTCTTGACTTTCAGAAAACAACGTTTTGTGGACATGTTCGTTCTCATGTTGTGCGTGTGCTTTTACAAAACATCCAACTAGGACATGCAGATTATTCATGTTATTGGACACTTGAATTGTTATGTTCTGGACTCGTACATACACTTTGGATGACGTTGTTCGAAGGGGCAGCTCTTCATGTGAACCGCGCACAACCAAATGTGTTTGTCTATTTGGCCAAACTTTACGAGACCTATGCTCCTTTGGAAGCAAATTACACGTCCATGGAGATGACGCGTATACGTAACAATCCAGATGTCCGTCGTATGGTATGTGAAGCTGCTGCGACTATTTCACTTTGTCGGAAGAATAAACTTCCTTCGTTGCCAACTCTCAAACCGTCACATGATTTTGATGCTGTGACGATTCAAGAAAGTCTAAAGGCTCCATCTGCTATCTTTGGAAAGGTGTTTCTACGTCGCGATGATCCATTGTCTATGGCAATTCCAACCAATGAATTCGCGTATGCGTTAAGACCTGATGTTCGCGATACAACACGGGCATTGTATTGGTTGTCGTGGATGTATACCTATTGCCGTGAACACAAAAAACAAACAAAACAAACGTTAGTCTTCGCAGATAGAAGTGATGAATTCGTATCTATTACCAATGCTCGGCATGTTGCTTGGTTGCCATGGGATGTCATTCGGAAACAAGCACTTCCCGCCGCACGAATCTATGTAGACACTCTCTACAAAATGTATTGTCTCCGTTGGACTCCGGCAGATGCTAAACAACGACAGCCTCTTATGACAACTGCTATTCTTCTTATATGTGAAGGGACAACCATTGATACAACACCTGTAACGGGACAAACATTAGCAGTTTCCAATGTATTAAATGGTATTCCTGCATGGATTGATGCGATTCTGCGTATGCAACAGAGTTTCTCGACGTAAGCACAAATATGCCAACACTTTCTGCGAAGTTAAATGCGACGATTCAAGCTGTATTGGTCTTTTTTATTGTCGCACACCCATTGACATTTCGGTTTACAGATCGGTGGATAGGCGGAATAACATCTCCTTCAGGTTGTCCAACTGAAATTGGATTACTTGTTCATTCGCTTGTATTTGGAGCAATTGTATTCTGGTTGATGGGGCGCTAAAACGGATTGATTTACACATTCATTGGAAACTTTACCAGAATGCTCCCTGAAATCTCTGCCTCTAAAGTTGCCGGTTTAATTGGTCTGCACAAGTATCAGGAACCGAACACTGTTCTTTACGAATTACTTTGTAAGAACAAGGAAATCAAGACACGTATCCGAGCGATTGAATCAGAACATTGTCGCAAACCTTATGAGTATGTTGTCGCAGATGTTATGCGCGAGCAATGTGTTCGAGATATCATTGAGATGGGACTCAAAGCAGTTACGTTGACACAAGATGTGCCACGTGTAATGGATGATATTGAAACGAACGCACGGGTTGCCTTGGATTTGAGATTTGATCAATACCCGGCAGAAGTGAGAACAATGTTAGCAGGAGAAGTGCGAGGTCAAGTCTCAAAGCAACGAGGAATTCGCAACGAACATGTTATTCTGAATCAGTATGAAGAAGATAGAGGAGTTCAAGTAGTGGAACGAAATACTAAAATGTGTCGGAAGACTTACAAGACATTCCGATTGGTAGGACGGACAGATGGATTTGTAGCATCAGAGAACCGAATCGTTGATTCGAAAGATCGCACGCGATTCTTTGAAAGTGTTCCGTTGTATGATGAGATTCAGCTTCGGTGTTATATGGACATGACAGGTGTGACGGAATCAGAATTAGTTGAACGGTTTCCAGATGGACGAACACGTCACACAAAGTTCTTGAATGATCCTGAAAAGTGGAAGTCAATTGAAGAAGCTCTGGAACGAGCAGTCAAACGCTATACTGCGGCAGTAGAAGATCCTGAAACATTAAAGCAAATCGTTTTCGCAAACACAGTTTCTGTAAAGTAATGCGTATTATGATCTCGGAGCAATTGCCTCCTCAATATACGAAACCAATTCGTAGTTACGAAACCCGCTATATCTATACCGGAGTTCGTAGATACAATGTAGAAACCAAAACATTATCATCAATTGAACTTGTAGACAATGAACTTTATTATACAGAAGAACCCTATACAGGAACCATTTTTTCACGCGGATATGCGACTGAACTTGTTCGCGTCATTGTATACTCGGAAACTCCGCGCGTATGGGTGGAAGAACTTGCTCCTGGTCAACAGCACATCTTCCAACAGGTTGACATTGCCTGATTTACAATTGGATTCTTGGAAGCTAAAATAGCCGCTTGCATAGCAACTGGCACTACCTTATCGATAACAAAGAGATAGGTTTCCTTCTCATCCACAGAGACATCGCTGTCCTTCAAAGCATACCTCAGTGTCTTTTGAAGAAGAGCAAGACGTTCTGGACCACGCAACTCGGTCATTGTTTCTAATTCACGCGCGATTTCAATACAAGTTGGAACGAGATTGTCCCAACGAATACGACCCTTCACAAGGCGATACAATCCATCAATACGAGCATCAAGAGTAGCATCTTCCATCGCGGTTTGTTTTGTCGTGACAAAAGATGGGAACCAAACAAACATGGAGATCCTGACCATCGCACTTACTGCACTTGTTGTTTTTGTTGTTGCTCATTTTGTTATCTTTTGGGTCGTGAAGACCATGTATCCCCCTCAACAAAAAGACCATGTTACATTTGCGGAACCTGTTGTTCAGCCACCACCGCAGACCTCGCAGACTTTCACACAACCCTCTGTAGTAGAGCAGCATGTTACTCTACCAACGTATGAAACGCCTATACCCACTGAAACCCCACACCAAGAAGGGGAACGTAGAGGACCGCCACCAGCTGAAAGTACCTCAATACGCGGGGACTCCAGGGTGGCTACTGCTTAGTCATACAAACGATGGAACCCCCGTCGCTCTTTTTTCGGACAAACAAGAACATCTTACCAACATTTCATTAGTTCTAGATGAACGTATCTTCTCCGACACAGTTTTACGTGTGGTCAGAGTTGGACCAACGCGATTTCTAGTTTACGATATTCGCTATCTAAACGGTCAATTTATCTATGAAACAAAGTCGTATGAACAACGAACTGCGCTTCTTCGTCAATTGCTTGATGAGTTTCATTCTCCCGATCTCATCTCCCTTCAAACACCCGACGACATTCTTCCCTATGAATTTCCATTGCGAGGATATGAAGTCTATGATTCACAACCTGGAACCGTAGGGGTATTTCTTCCTGCGAAGGAATAAATGTCCGGAACATGTGGTGCTACTGGCGGAAGCCGCCGTCGTGGACGTGGATCTCGTAAACAAAAGAAACTGCGTGGTGGAATGGGATATGGATTTGGTGGAACGATTGGAACCGCTGGTCCTGTTTGGAACTCTTCCTGGGGTGG